CTATTTAAGCTCTCGTCCCACCCAAACCGCACGGCCTATGATGCGGATTCCGTCTTGCAAATCGCCCCGGGCTTCGATTTCTAACGCGCAGTAGGCTTTGTTGTAGCTGCTTAGAACCAGTTTACCCGGTTCGGCGTTAACTTCCTTGATATACACCATATCTTCTACGCCAACGGCGTAGAGCTTGCCAGGGATAGGCGTCTTTTGGTTTTGGTCGATCAAAACAACGTCGCCATCTTTTATCTCTGGCTCCATGCTGTCGCCTGATACGCGCATCAATACCATCTGTGATGGGACGCCCTTGCGCCATAAAAAGTCGAGCCGAAAGGCGTAATAGCGTTCGATCTTCCCGCCATTCTCGAAACTTCCTGTCCCTGCCGAGAGCCTTGCTTCCACCATGGGCACCATGACGATCTGGCTGGTGTCGCATTCTATTACTTGGGGTTCGTCTTTCTTGGGCTTGTCCTGGACAGCCACTGTCTCTATCGGTTCTCCGGCTCGCAGTATGCCCGCTCGGGCTGGCTCTCTGTTCACACGGGTCGAGTCATACATTGAGCCTTGGCCGTAGATCAGCCAGTCGGCAGAGACGCCGTATTTATTGCTTATAGCTATGATCCAGTCGGATGGAACCCTTCCCTTCTTCTTTGCTTTTGCCACAGACGCCTGGCTAATGCCTAGGGCTATACCCAATGCCGTGTCTGAACTTGCGCTGCACGCAAGCTTTAGGCGCTCGAACTGGCCGCTCTCGGTTGCAGGATCGCCGGCAGTATCTGCGCGCGATGGCGCAACCACTGGAGAATGAGGGGCAAGTTCTTTTTCGTTTGTGTCCACAGATGCTTAGCCTTGGGCAATGGGTTTGTGGCTATAAAAACAACCTGCAACCATAAAATACACTTGACGCCTAATAGCCTATGGCTATAGGCGTTGGTTGTGGGCGTACAAATCGCCCCTGTAAAACTGATTACCACGGCAAAAACGGGAAGGGCAATGTCCAAAAAGCGGCCAGATTTCGGCGGAAGGGCGGTGCAGCTCACGCTACCCTTGTCCAGCCTGCCGACAGCCAACCGCACAGCCGGGAGTTTGCGGGTCAAGGAAGCCGTCCAGGAGGCCCTTTCGGAGGCCATCCGACGAAGCGGCCTGTCTCGCGAATACATCGCCCAGGAGCTTTCCCGCCTGACCGGCGACGATTTTAGCGTGCACGCTCTGAACAATTGGACCGCAGAGTCAAAGGACGACCGACGGATGCCGTTGGAAGCCGCTGGGGCAATGGCTGTTATTCTCCAGGACAAAAGCATTCTGGAAGCCGCTCTGGGATCAAGCGGGCACTTGGTCCTTTCACCCAAGGAACGTCCCATCTTTGAGTTGGGGCGGATCACCGTGGAGAAGAAACGCCGTTCCAAGAAAGAACGCGATCTATGGGAGCAATTGGATGGCTGAAGTCAAAACGAGACAGATCAAGGCGTGGATGGTTCTCAATGGGTACACCCAAAAGTCCCTGGCCAAGCTGTACGGCTCGCATCTGTGCCTGATCGGCCGCTTCATCAATGGGCAACGAACCTCCGAGCCATTGAAACAGTTTTTGATTGGGCTGGGGTGCAAGGCGGAATGGTTCGGTGCGCCGAAGAAAAGGACGGGACGCCGTGTCGCTTGAGCTGGTCGAATCTGAAATCGAGATGGTGGCGCAATCATGACCCCGGATGCCTTCACGACGAGAGAATGGGCAGATTTACTTGGAGTGAGTCGACAGTCCGTCGATAAACGCGCCAAGCGCGAGTCCTGGCAATCTCGCCCTCGCCAGGGGCGCGGCGGCGGCAAGGAATGGCTCCTGGCTTCCATGCCTGCCGACACCCGCGAGGCCGTCGCGGCGGCGCTCATGAGCCAGGACACGCCGCCAGCCCTTGCCGTCGCCCTCGCCGTGCCCACCAAAACCGCCGTGTCCTCGCCCCTGGCGTCCTTGACCAAGCATCAGCGCGAAACCGCCTTGGCGCGGCTGGCTTTTGTCCGGGAGATCGACCGGCTGGCGGTGGCCGTGCGTAAGGAAAAGGCCATCCGTCAGTTGGTGGACGCTGCCCGGGACGATTCCTTGCCGCCGCGTCTGGCCGAGCTGGTGGCCGTGGCCAATGACCGTATGTCTGAAGGGCGCGGCCTGTCCCGTCGCCGGCTGTACGGTTGGTGTTCGCTTTTCGCAGAGGGCGGCGAGGGCGCGCTGGCCCCCAGGCACAAAGGCAAGGATATGACCGTGCCTGCCTGGGCGTCGTCCTTCCTGGCCATCTGGCAGCAGCCGCAAAAACCTACCATCGCCGACGCCTACAACCAGTTCGTGGATGCCTATGAAGGTATGCCGCCTTCCATTTTCGCTGTTCGCCGGTTTCTGGCCAAGATGGCCGACACTGACCGCGAGGCCGGCCGCGACACCGGCAACGCGCTGCTCAAGCGCCGGCCCCACAAACGGCGCAGCACAGACGAGCTGTGGCCCACCGACGTCTATACCGCCGACGGCACCACCTTTGACGCCGAAATCCAGCACCCGGTCCACGGCCAGCCCTTCAAGCCGGAAGTGACCTTCGTTCTCGACGTGGCCACCCGGCGCTGTGTTGGCCTGTCCATCGGCGAGGCCGAAAGCGCCGGCACGGTGCTCGACGCCCTGCGCATGGCCTGCCTGTTCGGCGGCATCCCGGCCATGTTCTACACCGACAACGGTCCTGGCTACGTCAACAACATCATGCTCACCCCGGGTTCCGGCATGTTGGACCGCCTGGGCATCGACGCGGTCAAATCCATTCCCGGCCGGCCGCAAGGCAAGGGCCTTATGGAACGTGCGGTGCAAACGCTGTGCGACCCGCTGTCCAAACGCCTGCCGTCTTGCTCCCATGCCGATATGGACGGCGACGCGGCCAAGAAGGTGTTTAAGATCACTCGGGCGGACGTGAAAAAGCACGGCAAATCCAAGCTGCTCCCCACCTGGGAGACGTTTAAGGCCGCGCTTTTGGCCCGGGTCGAGGAATACAACGCCGCCCCGCACCGGGGGCTGGCCAGAATCGAAGACCAGACCACCGGCCGGCGGCGGCACCTTTCGCCCGACGAGGCTTGGAAAGGGTTTGTGGCGCGCGGGTTCGAGCCGTTTAGCGTGCCCGAGGCCATCCGCGACGAACTCTTCATGCCCGGCATTCCACGCAAAGTGCGAAACGGCGAGGTGCGGCTTTTCAACAGCACCTATTTTGCCGACGCCCTGGCCGATTTTCACGGCGACTTCGTGGACGTGCGCTACGACATCTGGGACGCCTCCACGGTCTATTGCTGGACCACCCGGGGAGAGATGATTTGCACGGCGCGTCTGGACGCCAACACCATCGACTATTTCCCCAAAAGTCAGGTCGAGGCCGCCCGGGAGAAACGGGCCAAGGGGCAGCTTTCGCGGCTGGCCGGCAAGATCGACCGCATCGCCCCCGGGGCCACGGTCCAGCTTCCCGAAGTTTCACCCGTCCTCACGCTCATGGCGGACGCCGTCACGCCGGAGCTGCCTAACGCTTTGCCTGCGGACGCCGCTTCGCCGGTTCCCGGCAAACGCCCGCTCTTTTTGGCCGAGCAGGACCGCTATGCCTGGCTCATGCGCAACCGCGACCGTTGGACCGAAGGCGACCACGGCTGGATAGACGCATACGTCCGATCCCCAGGCTATGCGGACCTGCACGAGTACTACCGCTACGAAGGCCTTGCCTGGGACGGCAACGTCCTGGCCCGGGCGCAAACCGAATAGACCGACAGGGAGCAGTATGCGCAAGCAATTCGTTAAAACCGAAAACTATTCGCGCTTCACGGCCGGCATTGCCGCTGTGGAGCAGCGCGGCGCGGCCGAAGCCGGCATGATGCTGGTGCACGGCGCGCCGGGACTCGGCAAGTCCCATATTGTTGGGCATTGGGCGGCCGAATCCGGGGCGGTGTTCCTGCGCGCCAACGTGGATTGGACGCCCAAGTATTTTCTGGTGGAGCTGGCCAAAGCCCTCAAGGTGGACCCCTCGGGCACGGCGCAGCAGTTGTTCGGCCGCCTGCTGGAGCGGGTGGTGGAGGCGCAGCTTCCCATCGTTATCGACGAGGCGGAATTCACCTTGCACAACAAGGCCGTGGCCCTGGAGAAAATCCGGGACCTGTCCGACCGGGCCGAGGTGACGGTGGTGCTCATCGGCATGGACCGCATCCAGCAGCAAATCAGCAAATACAAGCAGATTCACGGCCGCATCGCCCAGGTGGTGGAGTTTAAGTCCGCCACCCTGGCCGACGTGGCCCACGCCTGCGAACAGCTTGCCGAGGTGCGCATGACCCCGGCGCTTATGGCCGAAGTGCACCGCATTTCCGGCGGCCGTATGCGCGAGGCCTTAAACGTCATTGCGGCCATTGAGCGCATTGCCAAGCTCAACGCCCTGGGCACGGTGGACGTGGCCGACCTGGAAGGCGCGCCCCTGGCCTTTGATTGGCAAAGCCGCACGCCCAAGACGGTCCGCCCGACCGCCGCCGGATCGAGCCGCGCCGCGAGCGCCGCCGGGGGGCGTTAGATGGCTTGGCCAGGGCTGGCGATCCTGAACGCCCTCGCAGATGGGCCGCAGTTGAACCGGCAGCTTGCCGCCAGCCTGGGGAAGACTGCGGACACCACCCGTCTGTGTCTGGAAACCCTGCGGCACAAGGGCTTTATTATCTCAGCCGAAGGCGCGCACCAGCTGACCGACAAGGGCCGCACGGCCCTGGCCGAGGGGCGCGAAATCACGTCCGGTCCCTGCGGCGACGCCGCCCAAAGCCGCCGGGGGCCTACCCTGCGGCAACGCGCTTGGCGCGCCATGGGCATACGCGAGGGCTTTAGCCTGGACGATTTGCTGACCATGCTGTGCGACGGGAGCGAAAAGGATGCCGTGCGCAATCTGACCCGTTATCTCGCTGCCTTGGAAATGGCCGGTTATCTGCTGCCCTTGTCTCGGCGAGGGGAAGGGCAAGTGAAGCGCTGGCGGCTGCGCCGCGACCGGATCACCGGTCCCGAAGCGCCGGCTTTTAACACGCACACCCGACGCCTGACCGATTGCAACACCGGCGAAGTCATCGAGCTTGGCCGCAGCAAGGCGGGGGCTGGCCATGGCCGCTGATTGGCAAACCTTGCTGGCGGCCGAGGCGGCCCGGACGTCCATTGCCGCCACGGCGCGCCGGCTGGGCTATTCGCGCACGGCCGTCAGTCTGGCCCTGGCCGGCAAGTACCCGGGCGGCACGGACAAGATGGCGGCAACGGTGCTGGACGTGCTTGGCGGCGTGGCCTGCCCGCAGCTGGGGCGCGAGGTGACGGCGGCCGAATGCGCCGACAAGGCCGGCGCCATGCCCACCTCCAGCCCGACGGCCCTGCGCCTGTGGCGGGCCTGCCAGACCTGCCCGCATCGCCCGGGCGCGAACACAACCACCAAACGCCGGCCCGAAACGGCCGGAAAGGAGCATACGGCATGACGGCAGTTGCAACGATTCCCCAGGGCTACCTGGAAGACGCCAAGGGGCGTCTGATCCCCGAAACCAAGGTCAAACCGGTGGACAAGCTGCGCGACGAGCTGGTGCGCGGCGTGGTGGTCGCCGCCAAGGAGGCGCAAACGGCGCTGCGGAATTTTCGCGCCAACACCCTGGGCGACATCCAGGCCTTTGCCGACCTTTCGGCCGAAAAATACGGAGCCAAGCGCGGCGGCATCAAGGGCAACATTTCACTGTTGAGCTTCGACGGCCGCTACAAGGTGCAGGTGCAGATCAGCGACCACCTGTCCTTTGACGAGCGGTTGCAGGCCGCCAAAAGCTTGATCGACGAATGCCTGACCGAATGGGCGCAGGGCAGCACGGACGAAATCAAGGCCATCATCAACCAAGCCTTTGCCGTGGATAAGGAAGGCCGGGTCAACACCGGCGCGATTCTGGGCTTGCGCAAGCTGGACATTCAGGACGGCCGCTGGCGCGAAGCCATGGAAGCCATTGCGGACAGCTTGCAGGTTATTGGCTCGAAAAAGCTCCTGCGAGCCTACGAGCGCCAGGAAGACGGCAGCTATGCGCCCATCCCGTTGGACATCGCGGCACTGTAAGGAGGCATCATGGACGGCAAACAGTGTTGCAGATGCACGGAATGCGGCCACATGGGGTTGGCGCTCGTCAGCGGCGGCGAAACCTTGTGCGGCAACTGCGCCAGCCGCAGCGTGACGCCCTGCGCCGCGCCGGCGGATCGGCCCGTGCCCATGCGGGTGCTGCGCAGCGCCGAAGCCCAGGCCCTGGCCTGGAAGAAAAAGGCCGAGGCGCTGTCCGGCCTCATCAACCGGGCGAATCTGGCCGGGGCCATCGGTGCAAAATACGTCGTCAAGGCCCGAAAGGTCATGGCTGGCCGGGCTTAATGCGAAACCGCCCCGCGCGGGCGGTCGTCGGACGGTGGCGCGTCCGGCCTGATGAGCAGCCAAAGAGAATCACTATGCGTCCCGAATCCCGGAAATGCCTGTTGGCCAAAATCCATATCGCCAAGAAAGACCTCGGGTTGGATGACGACACCTACCGGGCAATCCTGGAGCGGCTGGCCGATCAGGACAGCGCCGCCGCCCTTACCGTGCCCCAGCTGGTGCAAGTGGTCGCCTACCTGCGCAAATTGGGCTGGCAGGGACCGCCGGCCAAGAAGTCGTCCCACGGAAAGCCGGCGGCGCGTCCCGAGGCAGCCGGCTACCTGAACAAGATCGAAGCCTTGCTGGCCGAGGCCAAGCGGCCGTGGAGCTATGCCGTGGGCATTGCCAAGCGCATGTACCGCACGGACAAGCTGGAATGGCTTAATGCGGGCCAGATGCGCGGCGTTTTGGCGGCGCTTTCCCGCGACGCCGCCCGCCATGGGAGGCCGGCATGAACGGCGGCAACAACCTGCCCGCCTCGGTGGCGGAACTGGTGGAACTGATCGGCCTGGATACGGCTATGAAGCTGGTGCGGACGCTGGGCGGCACCACTTTTCCCGTGCCCAAGCGCGCCACCAAGCTCGGCGAGCTGCGGTTTAACATGCTGGCCGACGTGGTGGGCCTGGACGCGGCGGACGCGCTGGTTAAGCATTTTGGCGGCGGCGAGCTGTACGTGCCCCGGTGCGCGGCGGCCTTGCAGGCGGCGCGGGATGCCGAGATCAATGCGTATTTTGTGGCCGAGACGAACAAAAGGCGGTCGTCGGCCGAGGTTGTTTTTCATTTGGCCCGACGATACAAACTTTCCGATAGGCGGGTGTGGCTGATTCTCAAGACGGCGCCCGTCAAGCCAGACGATCAATTGCGGTTGATTTAAGGGAGTGAGAGCATGAAGCGGCTTTTGTTGGCGTTTGGGTTTGTCCTTTTTCTGGTTTTTCCTGTCCATGCGGATGATCTTGAGATTGTCCCCATTGAAGCGCCGACATTGGCCCAATACCCGGATATTCCCGGGGCGCAAAAAGAGCTTCGTGCTTTGTATGATCGGCTGCTGGCTCTCAAGAAGCAACCGCAGTTCGCTCAGGCTGGATTCGGTTCGGGCTTTTCAGCCGGGAACAAGTGGATGCAGGACGCCATGGCCTACCGCGACAGGGTAGCCAAGCTCAACGTGCCGGCCACGGTTCGCGAGACGGGACCGGAACTGATAGAACTTGGCATGGCGTACATGAATGCTCGACACAAGGGACTTAAGACGTTGCAGGACATGGATGCCCACGAGGAAGCAATCTACAACGGTCGAAGCAAATTGGCCGAAGTCATATGGCTGGATGTAAACTAGTCCTCTGAATCCCTTCACCTATCACCGCCCCCGGTGCGCCGCCTAGCATAGGCGGCGTCCGGGGGCGGTCTCTTTTCCGCCTCCCCATCAACTTCATGGAGGCGAATATGTTCAAATTCCGTTCCCCCCGCATGGCCGGGTGCGCCCTGGCCTCTGTGACTCTGCTGGCGCTGGTCGTCGTCCTCTCGCCGCAGCAAGGGCCGGTGGCCCTGTACAAGCTGGCCCTGATGCTCGTGGCCGCGTTTGCCGGTTACTGGATTGACCGCACGGCCTTTCCGTATGCCCGGCCGGACAGCTACTTGCAGTACGACTGGCGAGAGGTCGTTGCCGGCAAGACGCTTGTGGCTGACAACCCCGTGGCCGAAGGCCATGCCATTCCCTTTGCCGCCGCCTTGCTGCGCCGGGCCGTGGTCATGGGCGCGTGCATGCTGGCCGTGGGCCTGGGGCTGTAGCCGTGCGTCGCGTCCCCCAACATTGGGTTGAGGGCTTCGCGTGGCTGGCGTTGGCCGCCGTGTGCTTTGCCCTGGCCATGTTGACCGCCCCGGGGTGCGCCCGGGCCGAGTCCATCCCGCCCGAGGCACAACGCCACCGGGCCGAGCTGACCCGCTGCTCCCGCTACGCCTTTGGCCTTGCCGCGCCGGTCGCCACCCTGGCGGCTCAGGTGCACCAGGAAAGCCGGTGGCGCGCCAACGCCGTCTCGCCGGTGGGGGCGCGGGGGCTGGCCCAGTTCATGCCCGCCACCTCGGCCTGGATCGGCGACATCGTGCCCGAACTGGCCGGCAACACCCCGTTTAATCCCGGCTGGGCGCTGCGTGCCCTGGCCGAATACGACAAATGGCTCTGGGACCGGGTGGCCGCCCGGGACGATTGCCAACGCATGGCCATGGCGCTGGCCGGCTATAACGGCGGCCTGGGCTGGGTGCAGCGCGACAAGGTTCTCGCCAAACGCCAGGGCGCGGACCCGTTAACCTGGTTCGGCCAAGTCGAGCGGTTTAACGCCGGCCGCTCCGTCGCCGCCTTCCGGGAAAACCGGGGTTATTCCCGCCGCATCCTGGGAACGCTTGAACCGCTCTACATCCGGGCCGGCTGGGGCCAGGGGGTGTGCCATGCCGCTTTGGCTCAATAAATGGGTGCTCGGGGCCGTGGCGGGGTTGGTCGCCTGTCTGCTGGCCTTCGGGGCAGGCTACCGGACCGGCTTTGACCGGGCCGACGCCGCCCGCAAGGCCGAGGTGGCCGAGCTGACTGCCCAGGCCGAGACCTGGAAGGCCGAGCAGGCCAAAGCCTGGGCCGAGGCGGAACGCAAGGCGCGCGAGGAACTTGCCGCCGCGACCAATCGGGTCAATGCCCTGGCCGCCCGGCTGGACGGGGCCAAATGCGAACAAGCGGCCAAAATCCGCGACATCACCAGGAGGATACCCCGTGCCACGGCTGGTTTGCATTGCTCTTTCGGCCCTGATTTTGTGCGGTTGTACAACGAAGCCCTCGGTTGCGCCGCCGGTCGTGTCGGTGGTGGTTCCGTGCCCGAAACCGGCGATTCCGGCGGCGCTGCTGGAGCGCCCGACGCCGCCCCGGCCGTTGGTCCCGGATTACGACCAATGCGCGCCGTGACCCCGGCCGACATCCTGGCCCAACTGCGCGACTATGGCGCGCGCAGCCAGGCGATGGAGGCGCAGGTCAACGCCCTGATCGACCTGGCTTCGGAACCCGGGGGCCGCTGATGGATGCCGCCGTCTGGGTTCCCATGCTCATCAACGTCCTGTTGGGCTTGGTCGTCTTTTTCGGCGGCCTGTGGGTTCGCAATCTGCAAGGGGCGCTCAAGCGCAACGAAACCGAACTGGCGGCCGTGCGCGAAAAAGTGGCCGAAGGCTGCGTGCGTCGCGACGACTATATACTGATGCGCTCGGAAATGCTGGCCCGGCTGGCCGCCATCGAAGGCAAGCTGGATCGGCTCATCGAACGCCCGGGAGACAAAGCATGAAGGATCGTATGGAGGAAGCGGGAGAAACCACGGAAGTGGCGCTCCTGCGCCGTATCGACGGCAAAATGGACACGGTGGTGGATCGCCTGGACGCCGTGGAACGGCGGGCCATGGTGGCCGGCGGCAGTTCCGGCGCTCTGGCCGGCGGCGTGGTGGCCCTGGCCATCAGCTACATCCGGGCCAAGATGGGCTGGTAGGTCATGGCCCACGGCAAGGACAAGGTCGCGGCCGTTCGAGCCGCCTACATGCACGAGCGTCTGCCCCTGGAAGCGGCGGCAGCCAAGGTCGGCGTGCCTGCGGCCACGGCCGCGCGTTGGAAGCGCAAGGCCAAAGAAACCGGCGACGATTGGGACAAGCTGCGGGCCGCCTGCCTGCTGGCCGGCGACGGCGTGGAAGCGGTAGCCCGGCAGATGCTGGCCGACTACGTGGTGCAGCACAAAAGCCTCATGGAGCAGATCGCGGCCAACGATTTGGCGGCGGCGGTCAAGGTGGGGATGCTGGCCAGTCTGGCCGACAGCTTCAACAAAACCGTGGCGGCGTCCAAGCGCGTGCTGCCGGAAACCTCCGAGCTGGCCACGGCGCTTTCGGTGCTGGACAAACTCGGCAGCTTCATCCGCGACCACTTCCCCCAGCACGGCCCGGCCTTTGTGGAAGTGCTGGAACCTTTCGGTGCGGTCATCGCCAGACAGTACGGATAAAGGCCCGCCGTGAAGCTCAAGCAAAAGGATTTCCTGGCCGAACTGGCCAAGCTGGCCGAGGGCCTTCGCCGCACCATCGAAGCCGAATGCGGCGGCTTTGCCTCGGACCCGGCCGCCTCTCGGGAGCGCCGCGCGCGCGTGCAGGCCGACTTCGCCTTTTTCCGCCACACCTATTTTCCGCATTACAGCCGGTACGGCGATTCCGTGCTCCACGCCTGGTTGGATACGACCCTGCCGGCGCTGGTGGACCGCCCGGACGGCCAGCGGCTGGCCTGCGCCGCGCCGCGCGGCGAAGCCAAGTCCACCATCGTGGCCATGATCTTCGTCCTATGGTGTCTGCTGACCGGCCGCAAACGCTACGTGATCCTCATTGCCGACGCCTTTGAGCAGGCCGCCGCCTTGCTGGAAGCGGTCAAGGCCGAGCTGGAGGCCAACCCGCGTCTGGCCATGGATTATCCCGAAGGCGCGGGCCTGGGCCGGGTTTGGAACGTGGGCGTGGCCATCACCGCCGGCAACGCCAAAATCCAGGCCTTTGGCAGCGGCAAGCGGATGCGCGGCCTGCGCCACGGACCGCATCGGCCGGACCTGGTCATCTGCGACGACCTGGAAAACGATGAGAACGTCAAAAGCCCGGAGCAGCGGGACAAGCTGCAAAGCTGGCTGCAAAAGACGGTTCTTTCGCTCGGCGAGGCCGGCGATACCATGGACGTGATTCTGGTGGGCACGGTGCTGCACTACGATTCCGTACTGGCTAGGCTGCTTGGCAATCGGCTGTGGCGTTCGCGCAAGTTCCAGGCCGTGATCCAGTGGCCGAGTCGCTCGGACCTGTGGGACCGCTGGGAGGAAATCCTGCTGGCCGACGGCGAAGACCCGGCCCGGGAGTTCTACCGGCAGCGGACGGCGGCCATGGAAGAAGGCGCGGTGGTTTCCTGGCCGAGCGCCCGGCCGCTCTACAAGCTCATGCTCAAGCGCGCCCGGGACGGCCACGCCGCCTTTGATTCCGAGCAGCAAAACGACCCGCTGTCCGGCGAGGATGCGCCGTTTGCCGGCTGCCTCACCTTTTGGGTGGAGCGGCGCAACGACTGGCTCTTTTTCGGGGCCGTGGACCCGAGCCTGGGCAAGGCCGGGGCCAGCCGCGACCCGTCGGCCCTATTGATCGGCGGCTATTCCCGGGAGCGCGGCGTGCTGGACGTGGTCGAGGCGTCGATCCGCAAGCGCCTGCCGGACCGCATCATCGAAGACGTGCTGGATTTCCACGCCCGCTACCGCTGCCTGTTGTGGGTGGTGGAGGCGGTGCAGTTTCAGGAATTCTTGCGCACCGAGCTGATCCGCCGCGCCGCCCTGCGGGGGCTGGCCATCCCGGCCCGGGCCGTTGTGCCCATTGCGGACAAGACGCTTCGCATCGAATCCATGCAGCCGTATTTCGCCCAGGGCCGCATCCGCCTGCACACGTCCCAGCGCACGCTCATCGAGCAGCTCAAACATTTCCCCAAGGCCGACCACGACGACGGCCCGGACGCCCTGCACATGCTCTGGCAAGCCGCCGCAACGGGGTTTGCCGCCATGGCGTTCACCCGCGTGCCCAAGGCCGGCGGCCGCAACCTGATCCGAAAGGGACGCCATGAGCACGCCGACGATGATTGATCGCCTCAAAGCCGCGTTTGCTGGTTTCAAGGGCCGCAATAAAGCCGGCATGCAGACGGCCCAGGTGGCCGCCCTGCACAACGCCTACATTGCCAGCCTGACCGGCGGGCTGACGCCCAAGCGGTTGGAAGCCGTCCTGCGCGCCGCCGACGAAGGCGACATCCTGGCCCAGCACACCCTGTTTGCCGACATCGAAGACCGGGACGAGCATATCCACGCCGAGCTGTCCAAACGCCGCCGGTCGCTGCTGTCCATCCCCTGGCGCATCGAACCCGGCCGGGCCGGCGGCAAGCGGGCCGACGCCATAGCCGGGGCCGTGCGCGAACAGGTGGAGGCCATCCCGGATTTCGAGGACGTGATCCTGGATATGGCCGACGCCGTGGGGCACGGCTTTGCCTGCCTGGAAATCGAATGGAGCTTTGACGGCGCCCGGCATCTGCCGGCCGGCCTGCACCATCGGCCGCAAAGCTGGTTCATGCTAGCCGACGATCAGGCCGCCTTGCGGCTGCGCGACAACACGCCCGAAGGCCAAGAGCTGTGGGGCCTGGGCTGGATCGTGCACAAACACCGCAGCAAATCCGGCGCGCTTGCCCGCTCCGGGCTGTTTCGGGTGCTGTGCTGGACGTTTTTGCTCAAGCAGTATTGCCGGGGCGATTTTTCGCAGTTCCTGGAAATCCACGGTCTGCCGCTGCGCCTGGGCAAATATCCGGCCGGGGCCAGCGACGCGGAACAAAAGACCCTGCTGGGCGCGTTGCGGGCGCTTGGTTCCGACGCCGCCGGCATCATCCCGGACGGCATGATGGTGGAATTTAAGGAAGCCGCCCGGGGTTCGGAAAAGCCGTTCATGGCCATGCACGAGCTGTGCGAAACCGGCCAGTCCAAGGCCATCCTGGGCAGTACGCTGACCACCGACACCAAGGGCGTGGGCAGTCAGGCCCTTGGGGAAATCCACAACGAGGTGCGCCTGGACATTCTGGCCAGCGACGCCCGGCAGATCGCCGGCAGCCTGACCCGGCAGCTGCTGGCCCCGCTGGCCTTTCTCAACGAAGGCGTGACCGATCCGGGCCTGCTGCCGCGCTTCGTCTTTGACCCGTCCCGGCCCGAGGATTTGGAAAAGCTGGCCAAGTCCCTGCCGGATTTGGCCGAGATCATGGACATTCCCACCCGCTGGGCGCACGAGCGCGCCGGCATCCCGCTGCCCGAAGACGGCGAGCCGGTGCTGGCGCGCAAGAGCCGGACCAAGACGCAGCCGCCCGGCGATGCCGTGGCCGATCCCGGTCCTACGGGCAAGACAAAGACCGAAGCCACGGCCGCCCTGACGGCCGAAGGCGGCGACGAGCCGCATTTCCCGGACCAGGACGCGGTGGACGCGGCCGAGATTCCCGAGGCCGTGCTGACGGCCCTGGCCAGGGACATGCTGGCCCCGATTTTCGCCGAGGCGGAAAGCGGCGTGGCCCCGGAGGCGCTTTTGGGCAAGCTGGCCGAACTGTACCCCCGGATGGACACCACGGCCCTGGAAGAATTGACCGCCCGGGTCATCTTCGTGGGGCAGCTGTGGGGCCGGCTGTCCGCCCAGGCCGAAGTCGAATAGGCCATGCCCGCGCCAGTTTCCCTTTCCTTTGCCATGGGCCTGCCGCCGAAAGAGGCCGTGGCTTATTTCGAGTCCAAGGGCTACCGCGTCACCTTCGACTGGCACGAGATGGAGCAGGCCGCCCATGCCCAAGCCTTCACCGTGGCCAAGGCGGCCAGCCTGAACGTGTTGGCCGACATCCGCGCCGCTTGCCGGACTGCCCTGGCCGAGGGCAAGACCGAAGCATGGTTCCGCAAAGACCTGGAACCGCAGCTGCGCGCCAAGGGCTGGTGGGGCAAGAAAAAGATGGTCGATCCCCGCACCGGCGAGGAACGCAAGGTCCAGCTCGGCAGCCCGGCCCGGCTGCGGCTGATCTACCGCCAGAACATGCAGACCGCCTTTATGGCCGGGCGCTACAAGACCATGCTCGAAAACGCCGACGCTCGGCCTTGGTGGCAGTACGTGGCCGTGCTGGACGGGCGCACCCGGCCGTCCCACAAAATTCTCGACGGCAAGACCTTCCGTTTCGACGATCCGTTTTGGAGTTCGCATTACCCGCCCAACGGCTTCAACTGCCGCTGCCGCGTGCGGGCTTTGTCAGACTCCCGGCTGGAGGCCGAGCGGGTTACGCCCGAATCCGGCGTGGGCAATATGGTCACCGAACAGGCGACCGTGCCTGCCGCCGACGGGCAGCGGTTCACGCGCCCGGTCACGGGCTACAAGCTGCCGTCCGGCTATGTGGCCTTTACCGACGTGGGCTTTTCCGCCAACCCGGGCGCAAGCTGGCTGGGCGGGGCGCTGGATGAGCTGACGCGCAAGCTCGACGCCGCGCCGCCGGCCCTGGCCCGGGCGGCCGTGGACGCCATGACGCGCGGGCCGGTGCTGGGGGAATGGCTGGCCAAGCCGGCGGGCAATTTCCCGTTGGCCGTGCTGCCGGCCGAGGATGCCGGGTTGATCGGCGCGCGCAGCCAGGTAGCCCGGCTCTCGCCGCAGACCGCCGGCAAGCAGGCGGTCAAGCACCCGGAGCTTGGCCCCGACGACTACCGATTGGCCCAGGAGGCGGTGGATAGCGGCGAGCGGGTGCAGGAAAGCGCCCGGAAGCTGGATTATGTGCTGGATCAACCGGGCGGTGTGCTGGTCGTGGTCAAGGCCACGGCCGAAGGGGACGCGCTTTTCGTGCAAAGCCTTGTCCGGTTAAGCGGCGACGACGCTAAGCGGGAACGCGAGGTGCGGCGGCTTAAAAAGCGAAGCGCCCCGCTGTAGTCGGGGCGCTTGGGGCCGTGGATGGCGAGGCCTCCCACCCGCTTTCGCGGAAACCTCGCATGGCGCTCCGGGCGAAAAGCCCGTGCTACGGCAGGGAGAATAGCACCGTGTCGCATCCACAAAGGGAAAATAACGATGATCGAAATAGAAGTCCATATCGACCAGGCGCAAGCGCTGCTGGCCAACATCATCGCCGCCGGCCGGGATATGACGCCCATCACCCGCGCCCTGGCCGGCGTGCTGGCCGACATCCCGGAGCGCGCCTTCGCCGCCCAGGCCGACCCGGCCACGGGCAATGCCTGGGAGCCGCTGTCGCCAACGACCGTGGCCCGGCGCGGCAGCGCCCAGCCGATCCTGGTGGTCAGCGGCATCCTGGCCGGCTCCATCCACAGCGACTATGGCCCGGACTTCGCCCGGGTCGGCACGGCCGACGTCAAAGCCCCCACCCACCAGTTCGGGGCCAAGAAAGGGCAGTACGGGAGGACTCGGCGCGGCGCGCCCATCCCTTGGGGCGACATCCCGGCGCGACCGTTTTTTGGGATTGGCCCGGCGGATGAGGCGGAAATCGCGGAGACGGCGTTAGAATCGCTGCAAAGGGTGCTGGAAGGGCGAGGTTAGGGGGAAGGGGGTAGGAGGGATTTTAACGGGTGGTTAACGGGAAATTTGTATGTATTTCAGCCCAGGTCCTTTTCACTCGGGGGAGAAATGTGTATTCAACTTGTAACGAATAATTGTTAACGAGTTTAGAGGGTGCAATGAAGAGAGTCTTTTTTTCTTTTATGGCTGAAGATAAAAAACAGATTGATCTGCTTAGAATCCTTGCTGCAAATCCAGCTTTTGAAATTGAGTTCTATGACGAGTCTGTTCGGACACCATACAATAGCACAAGTGCTGATTATATAAAACGCAATATCAGGGAAAAAATTAGAAGGTCAAGCGTTACGGTTTGCATTGTCAGCCCTAATACACATACCAGCGAATGGGTCGCATGGGAACTCGAAGAAAGTTTTAATAATCAGAATAAAGTAATTTTCATGGGTCTTCCTGGGGTGAAAGGAGGAATTATTCTTCCTGCGCCAGCTTGGGTAAGAAAATGCGTTTGGTATACTTGGGATGTCGACCTGTTGCACAAAATGATTTCGAGTTAGTTTATGACTAAGATCATGACTTCTGATGCAGATTCTGGGTACTCTAGGCTTGAGGATCAGATCCGCTGGTACGACAAGAAAAGCATGTGTGCACAGCGCTATTATAAAACAATTAAATTAATTGAAGTGGTGTGCGCCGCGTCTATCTCGTTGTCATCAATATATTGTTCAGTGATTGCATCCGTGACTGGCGTGCTAATTGTTGTCTTGGAGGCTGTTCAACAGCTGAACCAATGGCATGCAAATTGGGCGTCGTATAGATCGACTTGTGAATCATTGCGGCATGAAAAATATTGCTACATTGAAAAAGCTGGACCTTATGCTAACATTGGTTCTGATCAAGCCAGGGTTGTTCTTGTGGAAAGGGTTGAATCGCTTATATCGACAGAGCACAGTAAGTGGATTAGGTCTGTGAACAACTGCAAGGTTAAGACTGATAAAATTAGCGAGGAAAAGAGTGATACGGTTTGAAATTAACGGTCGCAATGTTGACCCTAGCAATATGGAAGATGCGCTACTCGCTGCCGTTCTTGTGTCTGTTAAAGAAAATATCCACAGTAAAATATGTTCAATAAAAGACCCAACAACTGGAGAGTCTCCAGTTGTTACAGTGAAAGGAAAGTCGCTGGATGATCTGAAGCTGTACGTATCTGGTTCCGAAAGTATTTGTGCCGTTGTAAAAGATAGGCTTGGTCTAGAGTTGTCAACGTCTATCGAGGAAAGGTGTGTTGACGATCAGCCGGCTGTGGGGAAATATGTTTTTTTGTGCTATGCATCGGAAGATTTTGAAATTGCAGAGGCAACGGTTGAAACTCTGCATAAAAATGGGATTGAAGCTTTTTTTTATAAACTTGAGGGGCACGATGAACCTAGTTTCGTCAGAAAAATCTCTGACGCGCTAGACCGTTGTACCGATTTTATTGCAATATGCAGCAATTCTAGCATAAATAAGCATTGGGTAAAGTTCGAAATTGATACGGCAATTATCCAGCGTCAAAGTAGAAAAGTTCAAATAACACTTATCCTTGTTGATTTAACCCCAGATAATCTTCCTTCTGTGTATCAGGGGCTTCATCTGCGTCCGTGGAATGAAAATTTTTCAGTATTAGACAATATTGTATCTGATGTACTAGGTATTAGTAAAAAGCCAGACCTCGAAGCGCTGCCTTCCGTTGTTGAATATAAAGTTTTTGAAAGCATGCTCTCTCCTGCTGCTACGTCAATCGTAAAGATGATAATTGAACAATCAGAGACTGGATATGGTGTCGACATGCAACTTTCGCCGTCAGATATTCGAGCACGCATCAATATTTCAGATGATGATATCATAGATGCAGTTGATGAACTAGAAGGGCAAGAATATATTAAAAAACTTGCATCATTTGGATGTGGGGCCATAGGATTTGATAGGATTATTCCTGAGCCAACCATGTTTGTTGATTTTGATAGTCTATTTACGCCATGGAACCCTGAAGATGATGCTTTAAGAATTGCACAAAAAATTGCAGTAGAAAATCGAGATTCGTATAATGTTAAAGAGTTGGCAGATTTGTTCGGATGGGAGTGCCGGCGTATGAATCCTGCGGTAAATTTCCTTGTTGAAAGAAAACTTGTCGGCACATCTGACTCAATATCCTATCCATGGTCGACATTGTGGATAAGGAAATTGCCCGCAACGCGAAGGTTTGTGAGAGATCGTACGTTGGCATAATACGCCTCGCTGTTGACGTGTTTCCTTTTTATCATCCCCTCTGAACCCCTTCACCTTTCGCGCATCCCCCTTCCGCCACTAGCGTGGCGGACATGCGCAACGCGACCCACTCCCCGATAACGCACGCCACGGCCGCCCTGGCCGTGGCGCTGGCCACGGCTCCAGACGCCGACGCCTCGGCTTTGCCCGATGGCTTTAACGTCCAGCTGTTCCCGGACGGCCAATTCGACGCCCGCGACGGCCGGCCCGGCCGCATCAAGGACTGCGCGGCCGCGTCCTGGCGGCTCGACGCCGCCATTGCCGCCGCGCTCATCGCCCGGGCCAACGCCCGGGAAACGCCCCTTTGCATCGACTACGAACACCACACGTTAACCGCCAAGGACGCCGGCCACAAGGCCGTGGCCGCCGGCTGGATCGAGGCGCTTTGCTATGTGCCCGGCCAGGGGCTTTTTGCGCGCGTGGCCTGGACCGACGCCGCGCGCGGCCACATACGCGCCGACGAATACCGCTATATCTCGCCGCTTTTCACCTTCGATCTGGCCACCGGGGCCGTCCTGGAATTGGTCAACGCCGCGCTGACCAACAATCCGGGGCTGGACGGGCTGGCCGCCGTGGCCGCCGCCCGCCAGATCGTCGCAACCGATGCCACTGCCGCGCAAACCCAAACGGAGGCCCTTATGGATGAATTGCTGGAGCGTCTGCGCTGGATGCTCAACCTCCCGGTGACCGCCGCCGCCGAGGAAATCAGCGCCCAGCTGGACAAGCTCAAGGGGATGATCGGCGGCGCGGACGCGGCCGCCGCGAGCGTGGATTTGCTGGCCATCCTGGCCGGCAAGGACGCCGCCCTGGCCGACCTGACCACCAAGCTGGACAAGCCCGATCCTGCCAAGTTCGCGCCGGCCGAGGCCGTGGCCGCGCTCACCCAGGAAAACGCCGCCCTCAAGGCATCCCTGGCCGCTGCCCAGGCGCATAACGGCGTTGCCGCCCTGGCCGCCGAGATCAAGGCCGCCGTGGCCGACGGGCGCGTGCACAAATCCCTGGAAGGCTGGCTGGCCGAGCTGGCAGCCCAGGCCCCGGACACTGCCCGGGCCTATCTGGACAAAGCCGTGCCCGTGGCCGCTTTGACCGCCATGCAGACCCAGGGCGTTGCGCCGGCCGCTGCCGGCGGCGCCGGCGTGGCGGCCCTGACCGCCGAGGAACGGGAGGCCGCCAAACTGCTGGACATCCCCGAAGCAACTTTCGCCCTGTCCAAGGAGACCAAGTAAATGGCGATTATCACCCCGGCGCTCGTGAGCGCCCTGTTCACCGGCTACAAGGCCGAGTTCCAGCGTGTTTTCGGCGAAACGCCGTCGCATTGGGACCGGATAGCCACGCTCATGCCGTCCACGTCCAGGTCCAACACCTACGGCTGGCTGGGACAGTTCCCCAAGCTGGTCGAGTGGGTGGGGCCGCGCGTGCTCAAAGACATGGCCGCCCACGGCTACAGCATCAGCAACAAACTCTTTGAGTCCACGGTGGGCGTTGCCCGCACGGACATCGAAGACGACGAAGTCGGCATCTACAAGCCGCTTTTCGGCGAGATGGGCCGGGCGGCCAAGAGCTTCCCGGACGAGCTGGTGTTCGGCCTGCTGGCCCTGGGCCTGACGTCTTTGTGCTTCGACGGCCAGTATTTCTTCGACACCGACCACCCGGTCTATCCCAACGCGGACGGCACAGGCGCGGCCGCCACCGTGGCCAACTTCACCGCCGGCGCCGGACTGCCCTGGTATCTGCTGGACACCTCGCGGGTGCTCAAGCCGCTTATTTTCCAGGAACGCACCAAGCCCGAACTGACCAGCATGACCGACGGCAAGGACGAAGCGGTCTTTATGACCGACGCCTTCCGCTACGGCATCCGCTACCGCTGCAACGCCGGCTTCGGCTTCTGGCAGACCGCCTATTGCAGCAAAGCTCCGCTCGACGCCGCCAGCTTCGGCGCGGCCTACGCCGCCATGCGCCAGTACAAGGCCGACGGCGGCCGGCCGCTGGGCATCCGGCCCACCTTGTTGGTCGTGCCGCCTTCGCTGCGGGAACGTGCCTTCGAGGTGGTCAAGTCGGACAAGCTGCCGGAAAGCCAGGCCAACAACCCCAACAAAGACCTGGTCGAAATCCTCGACTGCGAATGGCTGTAAGGGAGGCCGTCATGAGCGCAATTGACGCCGTGGTGCGTACCCGCAGCCTGCGCGGCGGGCACTTCCGGGCCGGCTGCAAACACGCCGCCGAGCCCGGCGACTTCCCGGCCGGCACGTTTACCGAAGAGCAGCTGGCCCGGCTGCGGGCCGATCCCGACCTGGACGTGGAGGTGCTCGAAGCGCCCCGCAAAGACCCGCCCGCCCCGAAAAAGAAACAGCCGGCCGAAGTCGCCCAGGACAACCCGCCGCCGGCCGAAACCGACGCTCCGGCCGCTGCGGATGCCACTGCCGCCGGCGAAGCCGAGTTCGCATTCGACGATGCGCCCGAGGCCGCCGCCGAGGCCGAGGCCAAGGGTCAGGGCCAGTAAATGTACGCCGCCCTGGCCGACATGACGGCCGCCTTTGGCGAGGACGAGCTGCGCGCCATCACCGACCGGGACGGCCTGGGCGTGGTGGACGAAACGCTTGTCGTCGACGCGCTGGCCCGGGCCGCTTCGGAAGCGGACAGCTATCTGGCCCGGCGTTACCCCGTGCCCGTGCCCGCGCCCGCGCCGCCGGTCCTGACCGCCGCCGTGTGCGACATCGCCCGCTACCGTCTGACCGGCGGTCCGGCCAGCGAGACCGAGCCGATCCTGGAGCGCTACCGCCAAGCCATCAAATGGCTGGAGCGGCTGGCCGCCGGCAAGGCCGATCTGCCTGGGCTCGCGACGCCGGGCCAGGACGGCGGCCTTGGCGGGGTGGCCTTTTCCACCGGCCGCCGGGTGTTCGACCGACGGCCGGCCCCGGGAGACGCAGCATGATCGCCGTCATCGAAGAAGCCATCAAGACCCGCCTTGCCGGGGCTGCCCTGCCGTACAAACCGGAGGTCGCCACCTACGGCGGCGAGTTCGACGAAGGCCTGGATCAGGTGGTGCGCCGCTTTCCGGCCCTGTGGGTGTGCTTTGCCCACGACGGGCCGGGCAAGCCCCTGGCCATGCCCAAGCGCGTCTGGCGCTTCCCGGCCACCTTCGTGGTCATCGTGGCCGCGCGCAATCTGCGCTGCGAGGCCGCCGCCCGCAAAGGCGACGCCGGGCAGGTCGGCGCCTACGCCATGATTAAGGACGTGCGCCGGCTGCTGCTCTACCAGGATTTGGGCCTGGACATTGAGGAACTGGCCCCCGGGCGCACGCGCAATCTGGTGGCCGCGCGCCTCAAAGCCAACGCCGCAGCCGCCTACGCCATGGAATGGCACACCAGCTACGACGTGGTGCTGGGCGAGTCGGGCCTGCCCGAGCCGCTCATGCTGGAGCGGGTGGGCCTCGATTATCATTTGCAGCCCGACGACGGCCTGCCCGACGCCGCCGATCTGGTCGTCCTCAAAGGAGATGCCCCGTGAATCCCGTGACCATCGTCGTTCAAGCCGCCCCCGGCGTGCGCGTGCCCCAGGAGGGCAGCCCGCGCCGCTACATCACCGACGCCGCCCCCGCGACCGTGCCGGACAGCACCTACTACCGCCGCCGCATTGCGGACGGCGACTTGGCGCTGACCGACCCGGTCCCCGAAGTCTCGGCCGCGCCGGCAATCACGCCCAAGACCGCGCCCGAGGCCGCGTCCCAAAAGGACAAGGAGACGAACTGATGGCCAGCCAAAACATCAGCTTCGACACCTTGCCGGCTTCCATCCGCAAGCCCGGCAAGTATTTCGAGTTTAACACCAAGCTGGCGGTGCGCACCCTGCCGGCCAATGCCCAGCGGGTGCTCATCGTGGCCCAGGGCGCCGCCGGGGCACAGCAGCCCGTGCTGACGCCGGTGGAGGTCTTTTCGGATGAAGAGGCGCGCACGCTGTTTGGCACCGGCTCCCTGGCCCATCTCATGGTGCGCGCGGCCATCACCGCCAACCCTTATCTGCGCCTGACCGTCATCACCGTGGCCGACGACGCGGCCGGCATCGCGGCCACGGGCAAAGTGACCCTGACCGGCACGGCCGCCGGCGTCGGCGTGGTCAACCTGACCATCGGCGCGCAGTTGGTGCAGGTGGCCGCCGCACTGACCGACAGCGCCCAGACCGTGGCCGCCGCCCTGGCCGAACGGGTCAACGCCAACCGCACCCTGCCGGTGACGGCCGCGGCGGAAGGCGGCGTGCTGACGCTGACCGCCCGCAACAAAGGGGCGGCCGGCAACGGCGTCAAACTGGCCTGCTCCCTGGCCGTGACCGGGCTGGCCGCCGCCGTTGCGCCCATGGACGGCGGCGCGACCGACCCGGACATTGCCCCGGCGCTGGCCGCCGTCTTTGCCGACGGCCACAACATCATCGTCGTGCCCTACGCCGGGCAGAGCCAATTAACGGCCCTGCGGTCCCACTTGGACGCCGTCAGCCACGCCCTGGAACAGCGCGGAGCCATCGGCGTCTATGCCCACACCGGCACCCTGGCCCAGGCCACCACCCTGGCCGGGCTGATTAATTCCGGCCGCATCACCTGCGCCGCGCTGCCCGGCACGCCGTCGCCGACCTGGGACGTGGCCGCCGCCTATGCGGCCGTCATCGCCAGCGAGGAAGACCCGGCCCGGCCGCTCAATACCCTGGCCCTGTCCCCGGTGGCCGTGCCGCCCGTGGCCAAGCGCCTGGGGCGCATGGAGCAGGAGTCGGCCCTGTACAACGGCTGCACGCCCTTGGAAGTCGGGCCGGGCGAAAAGGTGCAGATTGTGCGGGCCATCACCACCTACACCCTCGATCCGCAGGGCATCGAGGACATTGCGCTGCTTGACCTGACCACCATCCGCACCCTGGATTACATCCGCAAGGCCTGCCGCGAGCGCATCAGCCTGCGCTTTCCGCGCGAAAAACTGACCAACCGCACGGCCGCCAAGGTGCGCAGCGAACTGATCGACGTGCTCTACAAGCTGGAAGAGCTGGAGATCGTGGAAGAGGTCAAGGCCAACCTGCCGGGCCTGCTGGTCGAGCGCGACCTGCAAGACCCCAACCGGCTTGATGCCAAAATCCCGGCCGATGTGGTCAACGGCCTGCATGTGTTCGCCGGCCGCATCGACCTGCTGCTCTAACGGAGGATCATTGCCATGGCGTTAAAGGAATACCTGGGAGCCATCGTCCTGGAGGTGGACGGCAAGGAATACGAGGTCGTCGATTTTAACGAACAGCACGAAACCGGCCGCAAGGTGGTCAAGACCATGAACCGCACCGGCCGGGCCATGGGCTACCACCAGGGCGTCAAAACCTGGGAGCTGACCGTCACCGCCGCCGTGCCCAAGGACGACGCCCTGGACTGGTCCACGGTGGAAGGGGCCAAACTGACCATCTATCCCGTCACTTCGGGCGGCACGCGGGAAAGTTTCCAAGACTGCGCCGTGGTCAGCGTTGGCGGCAAATACACCGTGGACAACGAGGCCCGGGTGGACGTCAAGCTGTTGGCCCTGAACAAAGTGGAGGAATAGGAAATGCTTACTGTTGCCGGACAACTGCGGGTCGGGTTCGTGGACGCCGCCGGCGCGCGCCACGTCGATTTCGAGATGCGCGTGCCCACCATCGAAGACATGGAATGGGCCATCGAAAACGCCCCGGAAGGGGCCTGTTCGGCGCGCCTGTCGCGCTACGTCTGGTCGCGCGCCCTGACCCGTCTGGGCGAACTGCCGGCCGAGGCCGTCACGCCCGAGCTGCTGGCCGGGCTGCATTACAGCGACTACTCGCCCCTGGCCGACGCCGAGGACGCCCTGCGGGGAAAGCTCGTGCCCGCGAGCGGCAGCTTCGAGACTTCCGGCTCCTCGAAGTAGCGCTGGCGGGCAAGGCATTCACGTTGCGCGACATCAAAACCATGACCATGCCGCAGGCGGAATCCTATCTGGCCATCCTGACCGGACGCGCGGCGGCGGGCAGCGGCCGGCGCATCATCCCCCGTCGCCGCAAAGGAGCGCTCTAGATGGCCAAGGATACGGTCGTTTCGGTCATCCTGCGCCTGCGCGACGAGATGGGCGGCCAAGCGGCCAAGTCCCTGGACGCGCTCACCCGGGCGGCCCGGGGGGCTGGCCGGGGAGCCGCCGGCCTGCGGTCCGTCGGGCTGGAGGCGGCCCGGACGGACAAGCTCATGGTCGGTCTGGGCGAGACCGCCCGCCGGGCAGGCAAGGACGTGACCGACGTCGGTCGGGCGGCCGCCACGGTGCGCGGCGACGGTCTGGCCGGCGCGGCCAGGGAAGCCGGCAAGCTCGGCAGCCAAACCCGGCAGGCCAAACAGGAAATGGACCAGGCCGGCAAGGCCGGAGTGCGTCTGCGCGACGCCCTGCGCGGGGTGGGCGATGCCGGCCGCGCGGCCCTGGGCGCGGTCAAGGGCCTGGGTCAGGCCGGAGCGGGCGCGGCTGCCGGGGCCGGCGTCGCGGCGGCCGCCCTGCGCCAGCCCATTGCCTTTGAAAAGCGTCTGGCCCGCATGGCCAACACCGCCTATGCCGACCGGGACGTGGCCGGCCGCATCGCCGGCAAAAAGGAATTGGAGGGGGCCGTCAACACGGCCGTGCGCCAGGGCGGCGGCGATCGCGACCAGGCGGCCGAAGCCCTGGACGCCATGCTGGCCTCGGGCGCCGTCAAAGCCGATTCCGCCAACCGGCTGTTGCCGACGATCCAGAAGTTCGCCACAGCCTCCGGGGCCGGCTCCGGGGAGATCGCCGAGATCGTCATCCGGGGCGTCCAGCAGAAATTTTTTAGCGAAGGCCAAGCCGGCGAGGCCCTGGACAAGGCCATGGCCGCCGGGCAGGCCGGCGGGTTTGAGCTCAAAGACATGGCCAAGTGGCTGCCCAAGATGATGGCGCTGGGCAGCGGCATGAAATCCATGGGCGGCTATGAGCAGATTCTGACCTATGCCCAGGCTGCGGCGATAACCGCCGGCAGCAAGGACGAGGCCGGCAACAATCTGGTCAACCTGCTGCAAAAGCTCAATTCCCAGGACACGCAAAAGGATTTTGCCAAGCTTGGCATCGACCTGACCGGCACCCTGACCCGGGCGCGGGAAAAGGGAAAGCTGCCCTTGGAAGCCTTTGCGGAACTGGTCGAGAAGCAGGTGGTGGGCAAGGACAAGCGCTACGCCGGCCTCAAGGCCAAGCTGGGCAAGGCGCAAGGGACCGAGCGCCAGCAAATCCTTTCCGACATGGCCGATCTGGCCAACGCCTCGGCCGTGGGCAAGGTGGTGCAGGACCGGCAGGCGCTCTTGGCGCTTATCGCGGCCATGAACCAGAAGGACTACATCGCCGACGTCCAGGGCCAGATGCGAAACGCCACGGGCACGGGCGACAAAGCCTATCAGGTTTACCAGTCCACCACGGCGTCATCCATGGAACGCGCCACCAATGAAAGCGATATTGCCCGCTCGGGGATGTTGGGCGACGTGTCCGGGCCGCTCAAAGCGGCGGCGGATTCGGCTGCCGCGCTGGCCCAGCGGTTCCCCACCCTGGCCACGGTGGCCGCCGAGGCCACCACGGCCATCGGCGTCATGGGCGCGGCGGCGGCCGCCTTCGGAGCCATGCGCCTTTTCACCGGCGGCGCCGGCGGGGCTGCGGCCGCTGCCGGACGCGGCGGGCTGCTTGGCCTGTTCGGCGGCAAAGGCGGCGCCCTGGCCACGGCCGGTCTGGCCGCCTGGGACATCTACGCCACGGAAAGCGACGACGCCCTGACCCGCGCCCAGAAAAACACCCGCCACGCCGAAAACGCCGGCGGGCTGGCCGGGGCCATTGCCGGCATGAAGCTGGGGGCCATGGGCGGCGCGGCTTTTGGTTCCGTGCTGCCGGGGCTGGGCACGGCCGTCGGAAGCATCGCGGGCGGTCTGGTCGGCGGGGCCGTGGGTTGGTGGGGCGGCAGCGGCCTTGGCCGCATGGCCGGGGAAAACGTGTGGGGGCCGTCAGGCCGGGTCATGGCCGACGCCCAAAAGATCGTGGTCGAGGACAAGAGCACCTTGCACGTGGAATCGGTGCTGCACGTTGACGGCCGCGAAATGGCCCGGGTCGTGAACGTTCACAACACGGCCCAAGCCAAACGGGAGTAGCTATGGCCTGGCGCAACAGATTGCTGCCGGCGTCCTTTCGCGGCCGGGCGTTTCACGTCATCAGCAGCCGCGACGACGTCGAGCGGGCGATAGTCCAGCACGAATACCCCTACCGCGACGGCGCGGAGATCGAGGACATGGGCCGGCGGCCGCGCAAGGTCACGTTCCGGGCGGTCTTTTGGGGCGACGACTACGAACAGGCCGTTACGGAATTGATTGCCGAGCTGGACAAGTCCGGCAAGGGCGAGCTGATCCATCCCGTGTTCGGTTCGCTGCCCATGGTTTGCCCCAGCTACCGGGTGGACCACCATGAGGACGCCCCGGATTATGCCGAAATGGAGATCACCTTCATGGAGGCCTGCCCGGACATCCCGTTTTTTGCAGAGCTGGGCACGGCGGCCCTGGCTTCCGAGCTCAAAACCTCCCTGGCCGCCTCGGGTCTTGCCGCCTTGCGCGGCTGGCTGCATTGGGTGGCCTCGCTGCCGGCCCGGATCAGCGCCTACGTCCGGGGCCAGATCCTGGGCACGATCCGCACGGTCACGTCCCTGGCCCGGGAGCTGGCCGGCCTGCCGCTGACCGTGGCCGCCGACATCCTGGCCGTTCCCCGGGCGCTTATTGCCGAGGCGACGTCCGTGGCCAACGCCGTTGTCAGTCTGGCCGGCCTGCCGGGCGAGTTCGGCCGGTTCGCCAGTCTGGCCGCCATTTCCGACAAGCTGCCGCGCCTGTCCCAGGCGCAGGCCGGCCGGTCTTCGGCCTATCGCCTGACCCCGGCCCTCTATGCCGGCGGCGTGGTTTCCGGTCCCCTGACCGGCGCGGCCGAGCCCCGGCCCAGCGTGACCCTGCCGGCGACCGGCGCCACGACGGCGGCGGACGCGCCGGACCTGACCACTTTGACCGGGCAGGCCCGGGCCATGGCGGCGGCCGTGTGCAATCTGATCCGCGCCACGGCCGTGGCCGCCTCCGTCGGCGAGGCGTTGACCGCCGAAGCCGCCGCGCCAAGCCTCACCCCGGCCGAAGTGGAGACCATTGTGGGCGCAACCCGCCAGCGTTTTCAAGACTGCATCGACGAGCACCGGCTGATCCTGCCCACCCATTTGGCCTATCTGGTCATCGAAAGCCTGCGCACGGCCGCCCTGGTCATCCAGGAGCTGGGGGCCACGGTCATTCACCTGCATCCGCCGCTGGTCACCCACACCGCCCCGAGCCTGTGCAATCTGCGTCTGCTGGCCCACTGGCTCTACGGCGACCACACCCGGGCCGACGAACTGGCCCGGCTCAATCCCGGGCTGCACAACCCCAATTTCGTGGCCCAGGGACAGGTGCTCTATGGCTTCGCCAGTTGACGCCGACGCCGACCGCATCGCCGTGCGGGTGGCCGGCCGGGAGCATCGGGACTGGACCACCTATCGCATTGAATCGCATCTCATCACCCCGGCCGACGCCTGGCAGGTGACGCTTGGCATTCCGGCGGGCCAGCTGCCGGACACAATTGCGCCCTGGGCCGAGGTGGAAGTCTGCCTGGGCCAGGACGTGGCGCTGACCGGCCGCATCGACCGCCTGGAGCGCGAACTGGCCAAGGGCGTGCATCATCTGACTCTGTCCGGTCGGGACGGGGCGGCCGTGCTGGTGGATTGTTCGGCCCCTATCTTTACCCAGCGCAAAGCCACGCTCCAGGAGGTCGTGGATTTGGCCGTGCGGCCGCTGGGTATTTCCAAAATCCGCGTGGAGGCCACGGGCGCCCAGGAAAAGGCGGAGATCGAACCGGGCATGACCGCCTGGGACGCCCTGGCCCAAGCCTGCCAGGCCAACGGCTGCTGGGCCTGGTTTGAGCCGGACGGCACGCTAGTGGTGGGCGGCCCGGATTATGCGGCCGCGCCCGTGGCCACGCTGGTTTTGCGCTTTGCCGGCCAGGACAACAACGTGCGCTCCTTGACCGTCAATGAGGACGTGTCCGGCCGGCACAGTGAAGTGACCGTGCTGGGCCAATCCCACGGCTACGAAGGCCAGGACGGCAAGCACAACATCAAGCATCAGGCGACCGACCCGGACGTGCCGGGCTATCGGCCGCTGATTCTGGTGGCCGGCGACTGCGACGATGCGGCCGAGGCCAAGCGCCGGGCGCAAAAGGCTTTGATGGATTCGCGGCTGGAGGGCTTCACCATAACCGCCCTGGTGCGCGGCCATCGCACCGGCGGCCCGGGCCAGGGCGACCCCTGGAAGCCGGGGCAGCGGGTGCGGGTGGTCAGCGAACCCCACGGCCTGGACGGCGTCTATTTCCTGCTGGCTCGGACGTTTCTGGGCGGCCGCGACAAGGGCGCCGTCACCGAATTGATCCTCAAGGAAGACGGCGTGTGGCTGCCGGAACTGGCCAAGACCAGCCCCAAGAGCAAGGGCAAAGGCAAGACCGCAAACAAGGGCAAGGTGGTGGACCTGTGAGCAATGAGTTTCTGCGGCGCATGGACGCCAAGATCGCCCGGACCATGTCCCGGGTGCGCCTGGGCTTTCGGGCCGTGCTGACGGCGCTGGACACCAAACCCGGCGTGCAGCTGCTGCAAGCCGACGGTCTGGCCGGCGAGCAGTTGCAAGCCGCCGAGGTGTTCCAGCATTTCGGCTTTACGTCAGCGCCGCCGGCCGGCAGCCAGTGCATTGTTTTGCCCCTTGGCGGCAAAAGCTCGCACAGCATCATCGTGGCCACGGAGCACGGCAGCTACCGGGTGACGTCGCTCAAAAGCGGCGAAGTCTGCGTCTACAACCAGTCCGGGGCCAAGATCACCTTGAAGGAAGACAAACTGGTGGCCGTCGAGTGCAAGACGCTGGTGTTCGACGTCGAGGAAGACATCACCATGACCGCCAAGCGCATCCGCGCCGTGGCCAGCGAACGGATTGGTTTATACGCTCCCGAGTGGGACATGGGCGGCGACGAGGACGGGACGGACTGCGAAGGCGTGTGGCGCGGGAATCTGCATATTACGGGGACGTCCACGGCGGACGTGGATCATGTGAGCGGTGAGGTGAGTTTGAGGCATCACGTTCATCGGGAGAATGACGGGGTAGGGCCTACCGACCCGCCTGTGGGGGAATGAAGAGGAGCGGAGGCACTCCCCACTTCCCCTGTCATTGAAATTCCATTCGCTTGTTATCGTTGGTGATAATTCCAACAGATAAACCACCGCCTCTGGCGGTGTGACCCGAATAGGTTCGACCGATCCGGGAATTTGGCCTTTGGTAATCAATCCAGCGAGTGGTTCGTAATGGCAGGATACCGGAAGTTTCTTATTCTTGAGTCGTTAGCCCCCTTCGAGGGGGCATCATCATACCACCGGCTATGCCGGTGGTATGATGATTGGATTTAATTGGATCGTGTTACGGAGTTATCCTCAACAGCGGACTAAAGACACCGTTCGTCAACTGTCTGGGGCCAGCCCCAACAGGTACTTATTTGCAAGTTCAAGTCCATCACATGGTTCAACAACTTTTCCTTCCAGCACGTGACTAACTATGGCTTGGTACACGCGGGATGCAATAAGAAAGTTCCCTGCAATATTCGGATGAGTAAAATCATTGTCCCCGAAGAATACAAACCGGTCTTTTGCTTTCAACACGTCTGGCTGAATGTCAATGCTGAGCATGCTGTTATTTGTTGCTAGTTCATTGTTCCTTCTTGAAAGTATAGGCATGGCTTGCCAATAGAGATTGAACTCGAAGTATTTAATTTCATTCTTCAGAGGTATGAAATTGTCTTCTCGACCAACACGGGAAGTAAACTTCCAAGGAAAGTTGACGTTTACGACTACAATGCCTTTCTTGCGGCATATATCAATCATCTTTTGAAAGTTTACACTATATGCAGTCAAACCATTCTCAATCTCTGCAGTGAGATCCTTCTTTTCTGTCTTGTTAAGTCTGTAAGTATCGAAATAATCACGTAAATAAGTTGTAATCCAATAATACGCACTGCTCTTTTCTCTAAAAAAACGATCAATATTAGGAGGTAAGAAATTGTCATTGCGGACTACGCCTCTAATGGCATCCCATGTTGCATTCGACAACAATATGGCGGAAACATCTGTTACACCCATCATGAATACGACAACATCTGGCTCGATTTGTAAATATTTTCTTTCAAGAAGATAGAGGTGGTGGTCGCTTAAATAGCCAGGGACGCCTGCATTGACCACTTCCACCTGGATGTCGCCCTCAAACTTTGTTCCTTTGAGCATTTCACCCAAAATGCTAGGGAAGGTTTCGCTATTGTGAACATTGACACCATTTGTCGCAGAGTCTCCTACGCATAGAATTCTGAATGTGCCGGGCGGTTTTGGAATAGATATGTCCGCACCACGAAATCCAGCATTGTTTATACAGTTAACATTTTTGCCTTGTGGCGAGATAGCTCCAGGTCGAAATCGATAACCGAGAACCTGGTCAGGAACACAGAACAGGTCGTTTTCATCATTCACAACAGGAATAGGCCCTTTTATCAGCCTATAGCCAAACTCAACAAGACTTCCCAGTGCCACAATGGCCGCCACGAAAACAATAAACAGCTTGAAACTCTTCATATTATCGCCTTGTAACCAAACCAATGGAGTTCGGATGTCGGTACTTATAAAATACAGATATCAGTACCTGTGCACTGTCAAAACATGCCAGTATACTGACATTCTAAAAATGAATACTGAATCTGTCCAGACAAAGCGCTGTCTATGTAACCATCACGTTCTAGTTGTAACAAATGACTTGCGAAATACTCCCATGTTCAAGTTAAAATTCTGAGAAGTTCCTTCAGATAGGCTACTGAACCCCTTCACCTATCCCACCGCCCCCAACCGCCACTACTGTGGCGGGCATGGGCATCGACAAAGGCATTGATCCATACACCGGCGAATATCTGCCTTCCCGGATAAACCACCTGGGCAACGCCGTCTATATCCGTCTGGCCACGCCGCTCGGTTCGTGGTGGGCGGACCCGTCCATTGGCTCGCGCCTGCATGAGTTGGCCCGCTCCAAAGACCTGCCGCGCATCGGCGTGCTGGCCCGGCAGTACGCCGCCGCCGCTCTGGCTCCGCTGACTGCCGACGGCCGGGCGCGCTCCATAGACGTGGCCTCCAAACAACCCCATGACGGGCGCTGTCTGCTGCGTATCACCGTTGTGGACGCGCTTGGCCGGGAACAGACGTTTCAGCATCCGGTGCAGGTGGTCTGATGTACACGATCCCCACCTTCGAGGCCATACGGGCCGCCTATTTGCGCGACGTTAAAAACCTGCTGCCCGACGCCGCAACAGACGCGGACAGCGACTATTTCATACGCGGCACGGCTGTGGCGGCGGCGGTGGACGGCCTGTACCACCATCAACTGTGGATTGCCCGGCAGGTGCTGCCCGATACTGCCGACCCGGAATATCTGGAGCGCCACGCCGCGCTTCGGGGCCTCGGCCGCAAACCGGCCATCGCGGCCAGCGGCGATCTGGTCGTGCTGGGCACGCCCGGCGCGGTTGTTCCGGCGGGCGAATCCGTGCGCCATGTCGCCACGGGCCTGACCTTCGCCACCACCGCCCAGGCAATCGTTGGCGCGAACGGCCGGACAATCGCGCCCGTGGCCGCCGCAGCCGGCGTGACGCCGGTTTTCTCCGATGAGGCGGTGCTGTTCGTCCAAGCCCCGGAAGGCGTTCTCTCCCAGGCGACGTTGACGCTGTCCGGCGGCGTGGCCGCCGAGTCCGACGCCGAGCTGCTGGCCCGGCTGCTGGATTACATGCAGCACCCGCCGGGCGGCGGCAACGCCTACGACTACAAGCATTGGGTCTTGTCCGTGCCGGGCATCTCCCGAGCCTGGACGTATCCCAACCGCCGGGGCCTGGGCAGTGTGGACGTGGCCGTGCTTGGCCCGGACGGCCCGGCCGCGCCTTCGGCCGTCGCCGCCGCCCAGGCCGTGGTGGACGCAAAACGCCCGGCGGCCTGCAAGGACGCCTGGGTGCTGTCGCCCACGCCCGTGCTGGTCACGGTCACGGTGGCGGTGCGCCTGGACGCCGCCGTCACCACCCTGGCGCTCTACACCGCCCAGCTCCAGGAGGCGTTAGCCGCCGCCCTGGCCGATCTGCCGCCCGGCGGCGTGGTCTACCGCTCCAAAATCGAGGCCGTGGCCTCCAGCCTGCCAGGCGTCATCGACCGCCAGGTCAGGACGCCGCAGGCCAATTTCGTGGCCGTGGTAACCCCCCAGCGGCTGGAATGGCCGCGTCTGGGGCTGGTGCAGGCGCAGGCGTTATGACGGCCGGACATGCGGTGTTGCTGGCGGCGCTGTTGCCGTCCAGCTACGCCCTGACCGGCCGGATCGAACCGGAACTGGCGGCGGAAGGCGGCGCGCTGGATACGGCGCTGGCCGCCAGCCTCGAACCTCTGCGCGGCCTGACGCCGCTGGCGGCGCTGGAATGGCTGGAGGACTACGAGCGCGTCTACGATCTGCCCGGCGACTGCCGTCAGTCCGGCCTGCTGCTCCAGGAGCGGCTGGCCCTTTTGACCATCGCCCTGGCCGAACGCGCCGCCATCAACCGGGCCTATTTCATCTGGCTGGCCGCCCAGCTCGGCTACGCCATAACCATCGAAGAATACGACCCGTTTCGGGCCGGCTTTGCCCGGGCCGGGGAGCGTATCACCAATTACGAAACGCTGTTTACGGCCGGCAGCGCGGCCGGCCAGTCGCTGCGCCAGGGCGCGCCCTGGCAATACGTCTGGATGGTCCACGCCCAAGGCGACCCCACCACGATCTTTCGGGCCGGCGTCAGCTGCGCCGGCGAACCGCTGGCCAGCTGGAGCAACCAACTGCTCGAATGCGCCGTGCGAAACGCCGCCCCGGCCCATACCCTGGTCCACTTTGCCTACGGAGGATAACCGCCATGCATCGAATCGACGGCCCCGGGGCCGTAAACAACCTGTTTACCGAGGGCGACCCGACAGTGCCGCAGATGGCCACGGTGGTCACGGCCATTTGGCTAAACGACGTGCAGGAAAACCTGACCCGCGCCATCGAAGCCGCCGGCATAACGCCGGTCAAAGGCGACTTTGACCAGCTGCGCCGGGCCATCACGCTGCTGTCCGGCTCCGGCGAGATCGGCGAGGGCAAGATCTGGTTCAGCGAAACCCTGCCGGCCAGCGGCGATTGGCTGGAATGCAACGGCTCGGCGCTGCTCATACTGGATTACCCGGCGCTCTACGCCGCCTTGGGCAGCGCCTGGGGCACGGCCCCGGCCGGCTATTTCCGGCTGCCCGACCTGCGCGGCGTGGTCCCGCGCGGCTGGGACCACGGACGCGGCAAAGACCCGGACGCGGCCCAGCGCGTCGGCGGCGACCACGTGGGCTCCAGCCAGGACGACGCCGTGCGAAAGCACAACCACCCCATGGGCGGCGTGGTCGGCACGGCCGGCGGCGGCACGGGCGTGCCCGACGCCCAGGCTTGGAACAACGGCCCTTACAACTATTACACCAAGGATTTCGGGGTGTCCTCGGACGGCGTGGCGGCCGGGGCCTTTGCCAATGTGCCCGCAGCTTCGGAGACCCGCATGAAAAACGTCAACGTCATGTTCCTCATCCGCTGGAGGTAGCCCGTGAAGCTATTTTATCTCTACGACGCCCAAGGTGCATACCTTGGCCAATGCGAAGCCCGGCTGTCCCCGGCCCGGCCGCAAAACGCGGACGGCAGTCCGAATTACCTCTGGCCGGCCAATGCGACCGACGTGCCGCCGCCGCTGGTCGGAGCGGACCAGATACCGGTCTTCGACGGCGAGGCTTGGCGCGTGGCAGCGGACTACCGGGGCCGGATTGCCTACGCCGTCGCCGACGGCCAGCCCATGACCATTGGGACGCTCGGCCCTGTGCCCGAGGGCGCGACCCTGATTCCGCCGCCCAGCCGTCACCATGTCTGGGACGCCGTGGCCGCCTCCTGGCAACCGGACATGGCCGCCATCCGGGCCGACGCCGAGGCTGTCGTCGATAATCAGGCCGACGCGCTGCTTGCGCCCTTTATGACCCTGACCCCCGGCCGGGCCATGACCTATCTGGCCAAGGAAACGCAGGCCCGCCAGTTCCTGGCGGCGGCCGAACCCGATCCGGCCGACTATCCGCTCATTGCCGGCGAGGTGGGCATCACGGCCGACACGGCCAAGGCCGTGGCTGAAACCATCCTGGCCATGTCGCAGTCCTGGCACGCCCTGGGCGCGGCCATCGAAGCCGTGCGCCTGACCGACAAAAAACAGGTGCGCCAGGCGCAGACCCCGGAGGCCGTCCAGGCCGTGCTGGACGCCGTCGTCTGGCCCAAGGCGGGCTAGGCCATGAGCGCCATTCCCACCGTTGCGGTGACGATCCGCTACCAGGACACCCGGGGCCAGGGCGTCGAGGGCGCCACGGTCAAGGCCGTTTTGACCAGCGCGGAACGCTATCAAGGCCTGGACGTGCCGGGTCAGGCGGATGGCCTGACCAATGCCGTGGGCAAGGCCGTGTTGCAGCTTTTCCCCAACGAGCTTGGCAGCGAGGGCAGTTCCTATTCGCTGACGGTCACCGATCCCCTGGGCGGCAGCTTTATCCGTTTCGTGGCCATCCCCAATTCCCCCTGCGACGTGGTGCTGGGGCCGCATGTCGCCACGGCCGTGACCGGCCCCCCGGGCCAGACCGGGGCCACAGGCGACAAAGGCGAGAAGGGAGATACGGGCGAGAAAGGCGACCGGGGAGAACCCGGCCCGCCCGGCGATATGTCCACGGCCAAGCGACTGGCCATCATTTATGGGTAGGAGCGCATCGTCATGGCATTGAAAAACTGGCCCTTGCCCAGCGTGGCCGCCAACACGGTCACCGATCTGGTCGTCCCGACGCCAACCCTTGAGGTGATCGTCTTCAGCCTGATCATCTGCAACACCGGCACGGCGGACGCCGCCGACGTCATGGTCACCCTGACCAGCGCCGCCGGGGTCATCAAGGCGACCCCAATCAAGGCGACGCTTGGCCCCGGCGAGTCCGTCCATGTCGACACCAAGATCAGCCTTGCCGCTAGCGACGCGCCGGACAAGCTGCGGGCGTTGTCGACCGTGGTGACGGTGTCGTTTCTGGCCTCAGGGGACGAGGGGTAAACCATGGGCGTCTCGAAACTCTCCGCCAAACAGTCTTGGACCGCCACCTGGACTCCTGGCGTTAATCTGACCAACCTGTTTGCTCTGTACGATTCGCTCGGCGACGTGACAATCAATACGGCCACGGCCGTGCCGACCACATTGGACGGCCCCATCCAGATGGTGCGGTACGGGACGCTGACCGTCAACGCAGCTATGACCGCCTCGCAGCGTTGCCGTGGATGGATGCCGCTGGCCGACACCCTTGTCATGGGTGCGGCCGGGCGGATGGGCATGGATGCCAGGGGCGCAGCCGGGGCCAGGAATTGGGCTGTGGACAAAGATATTTTTGTCCCGAAATCCATCACATTCACCGGCAAGAACACCAGTTACGCCGATTTCTTGCGATGGATCAGACAGACCGGCTACTGCATTTTTGACCCGAGCATGTACGCCTGCCCGCCCCCGGGCATGGGCGACGTGCAATGCGATTGGGCTACATGGACGCCGTTCGGCAGTGTCATCATTTCGGCGGCTGGGTGCGGGGCTAGGCTCGGAGGTCTTGGCGGTGCTGGTGGCAGTGGAACTAGCATTGCCGGGGCGACTGGATATGTCGGGTCGAGTGGCGGAACCGGCGGCGGCGGTCGAGGTTGCTATTATTACTCCGGCGGCGGCGCAGGCTGCGGACACCAATATTCTGGCGCTGGTCGGGTTTGGGGTGGCGGGGCTGGCGGCGGCAGTACTGTAGACGACGGAGCGCCCAGCGGTTTGGGCGCGGACCAGTACGGAGGCATCGGCGGCTGGAGCTATGGCGCTGGCGCGGGGAATCCTGCTGGCAATGGAACGGCTTCGGGTACTGGAGGCATCCTTATTGTTATTTGTAGAGGAAATGTCAGTATTGCAAGCGGTTCATCATTAACTGCATCTGGAGTCGCTGCTGCGGCAGGATACGCATACTCTGGAGGTTCAAGCGGGGGAGGGAGCGTGTCGTTGTTTTACGGCGGAAGCTGCGTCAATAACGGGACTATCGCTGCGCCTGGTGGATCTTATGGCAATGGCGGCGCGGGCGGTTCCGGTTCTACAACATCCACAACCATCGCGGCTATGGGCTGGAGTTAAAATGCACATCACTATACTACATAACCCTATGTCCTTTGCCTCGCGCGATTTTCTGGCCGTCCTCGGCGTCGCTATCCCCGCTGGCGACGACGTGACCGTGACCATCGGCAGCGACACTGTGCGGATCGTCTCCGATCACGCCGCCGCCGTGGCGTTCTGTCCGGCATTCCCGGGCTACCCGGTGGCCTTGACCGACGAGGGCGAAGCCCGGCGCATGCTGGCCTTCCCGGCGACCTGGGAGGCGGTGACGACCTGGGCAGCCAATCCCCCGACCGTCGCACCGACCAGTCTTCCCCGTTTCACCCCGGCCGAGTTCATGCGGTTGCTGACCCAAGACGAGCTGGACGCGGTGCTCTTGGCCGAAGGGACGGACATCGACGTGCGCCGCATGTGGGCCTTTATCCGGGCCGTCGGCTACGTGGATATGGCCGATCCGCTGACGCAGCAATCCCTGCACATGCTCCGGGCCAAGGGCTTCATCGCCGCCGACGAGCGGTTGCAGCAAATCGAGGACGGGGTCTTTCAGGTATGAGCAAGCTTGGACGCTACTTCTGGAACGTCTTGCTGGGGCTGGATCAATTCCTGTCCGTCCTGACCGGCGGCGACCCGGACGAAACCGTGTCCAGCCGGGTAGGCAAGGCGGCCGCTGCCGGGAGCCGGATAGGCCGGCTGCTGGAATGCGGCCTGGACGCCGTCTTCGGCGCCGGGCACTGCCGGCGCTCCGTAGAAGCGGATGAGGGAAGCGAGCGGGTGGCGAAATATTGAAACGGAGCGGCAGGGCGGCGGACACCGCCCCACCAACGGGTTGCGTGAACAACCCGCCACGGCCGAAGCCGCGCTCCAGCCCGCGCGGGCGTTAGAGGGCTAACGCTTCCGGCCTAACCTGTAAAGGCAAGCATGGAGATACGTTGCGGACAATGCGGACGTTTATTGGCCAAGGGCGCCGGGAACATCGAAATCAAATGTCCCCGCTGCCGCACCATCAACCACGTGAGGGCCGCGAGCCCCATCACAGAAGGCCATGGAGCCTCCCCCAGGGAGCTCCTCCATGGCCAGACCGTATCATCCGCCAAAACCGAGTCCTTATGAGCCGCCCGCCAGCGAGCAGCCGGGCTACCTGATAGGCGAAACCGGCGTTCAGGGTTTTGGCAAGCACGACCTCTACCTGGCCGCCATCCCGGCGGCCAGGGCGCGGGAAACAATTGTGACCAGGCATTATTCCAAGCGGGTGGTCAACAACAGCTACGTGCACCTGGGCGTCTACCACCAGGGTCAATTCCGGGGCGTGCTCCAGTTCGGGTACGCCTTAAACCCGCACTTGGCGGGCAAGGTGGTGGAGGGGACCAAGGTGGGTGAATATCTAGAACTCAACCGCATGTGGCTGGACGACGTTTGCCCGCGCAACACGGAAAGCCAGGCAATAAGCTATGCGGTGAAATACATCCGCCGCGCCTGCCCGACCGTGGCCTGGGTCCAAAGCTTTGCCGACGAACGCTGCGGCGGGCTGGGGGTGGTCTACCAAGCGAGCAACTTTCAGTTCTGCGGCAGCCACCTGACCACCTTCTGGCGCCTGGACGACAACTGGTATCACGTCCTGATGCTGACAGCGCATCGCAACCAAGGCGGCCGCGCCCAGTTCCTGCGGGAGAACCTTCACCGGGCCACCCGGCACCAGTTCCGGCAGTTCCGCTACGTGCTGTTCTTAAAGCAGCCCTGGCGCAAACGCCTACGCCTGCCGATCCAGCCGTACCCCAAACGCGAGGCAGCGTGACCAAGTGCCAACGGCGGCGCAAATCAGTGCCAAATCGTTCGCCGCCTTACATTTCCATGGGGAAACCTGGATAACTTTTGGCAGGGATGCTGCTAACTTAGGGCAGGATGCAGTTTGCTCCACCGTTTCCCCTGTGGGCTGGGATCAGCGGGCCGGCTGGTCCAACCGAGGCAACTTAGCGATAGTTCTACGTTTTTCATCACCGAGCAGATGGTAGTAATTGTTCGCGGTCATCTGGATCGAGGAATGCCCCATCAGATTGCTCACCGCAGATAAATCCCCTCCTTCCCGCAGGAGAGTTGTCGCGAACAAGTGGCGGATATCATACAGGACCACGGGATAGGTGATCCCAGCACGCCGGCATGCCGTCCTCATGGACCGGCTAATCTGCTTGACCTGCCGGCCGTTGTACTCGACGACAAAGTCAGACAGGGCGGATTCTTTCACCTCCTGGAGCCGCGCCAGGAACTCGTCCGAGATGGGAATAATTCTACGGGTTTTGGTCTTGGTAGCATACACGGAAACCGTCTGCTCCTCCCAGTTGATATCACCCCACTTCAGGGCCAACAGCTCAGAAGGACCCGTTCGGACACCCAGGTTCCAAGCGACCTCCATCGCCCAGGCCAGATGCGGCACGGCGGCGGCTTTAATCTTGTTCAAGTCGGTGACGGTGAGTCTCGTGTCCCGTGGGCGCTCCTTGGGCTTTTTCCAGCGGCGGAGCGGGTTCTTCTCGATCAACTCGTTGTCCACGCCGAACTGGAAAACCGTCTTCAGATAAGCCAGATACCTCCCTCTGGTCACGGGTGAACGTTTCGCATAGATTTTTCCAACACGATTAATGACTTCGTCGAACCGGATCTGTTCAACCGGGCGTTGTGCGAAAGCGGGAATAATGTGCCGTTCGAGGATGACCGCAAGCTCTTTGAGCCGGCGAATGGACTTCCCCTCCGATTTCTTGGCGTTGATGTACATCTGGGAGAGTTCATCAAGAAAAATCTTTTTCCCAGGTGCTGGCGTAGACACGTCTAAAGGAACTTCGATTGTCTTGTGGGCTTTGACCTGCTCATCGAACTTCTCGGCTTCACGTTTTGCAGCGCGCCCTTTGCCAAAAGTCTTGGTATGCTGGCGGCCATTTTCGTCCCGGTACGCCACGTAGTAGGTACCGTTGTTGTTTCGCTTGTGGACAGACATTTTTCTATACCTCCAACTTCAAAGGTGTTCGTGTTTCAGCAGACGCCCCGTCTAAGAAGGTGCTTGGAGCCTGCATAAAAGCATCTAGGTCGGCGACGCAGAATCTGTTTTGATGAGGACCATACTTCGGGATGCAAAAATCCCTAGAGAGCGTTCGAAAACGCCGGGCGCTGTACCCGCAGTACTCGGCAGCTTTCGCTGGCGTTAAGAATGGTCCGACCGACATGGGCCGATTATTACACGATATTTTGCCCCAGTGCATTCCAGGCTATCCGATATTGCAGGGAAGTTGGCGTTTTCAATTGCTTCGGTTTCACTGCAACACTTTGTGGGACTTCCTCCTGCTAGGCTTGATCATTTGATTGCCCATAATTATTGCGCATAAAAAAATATTTTTCGTGCTATTTCCACTTTTTATCGTAATATTTAGGCATGTTACTGCTGATAGACACCCCTATGCTTCGTCTCTCCTAAAAAACATTGGGTCGCCCTGGCTAGGGTTGCCGCCGCAGCGACCCAATGCTGTAACCAACTGTTATTATGCTTTTTACAAGGAATTCATGAGAACCTCTTCGACCTCCTCGTCTTGGACGCCCATGTAGCGGCGCGTTACTGAAGGGCTGGAGTGGTTAAGGCGCTTGGCCAAGACCTCCCAGGACACGCCGAATTCACGACGCTGATGGTAGGTCCAGGTCTTGCGCAGAGAATGACAGCCGTAGTTCCCTTTGAGGTTGATGGCGGCGGCCCAGGCCTTCACCTTCTTGGTGACGGACAGAGTTGTCAGGGGCGAGTTCGCCGTCTTGCGGCTTTTGAACAGGTAGTGCCTGTCCTCGGGCTGGGCGATGGCGAGATATTCCTCCAGGGCCGCCAGAATCTCCTTGTTGGCGATGAGCACGTTGGGCTTGCCGGTTTTCTTCTCCTGGATGGAGATGCGGTCACCGAGCTTCAAGCCGCGCACGGCGGCGACTCGGAGAGCCAGCAAGTCCTGGACACGCAATCCTGCGTTGACGCCCATGACAAAGAGCAGCTTGTCCCGTGGGCTGTCGACCAAAAGTCTCTTGATGCTGCGCACATGGCGCAAGTCGGTAATGGGCTGTACCTTCAT